TCATATCTGCTGCACTTCCTTGTATTAATTTATTTAATGCTTTGTAAGTAAATGCTCTCTTTAATGGTTCATCATATTCTTTTCTTGCAAGTTCTAAAGGTAAAGGTTTAAAGACTCCAAACTGTACAGGTTGCCATAACTCAAAGTGACACGCTCTACCTAAAAGCGTTCTAATCTTTCCTCTGTCGTTTGCTTTACGTGATACATTATCCATTAGTTGTTTTACAAAAGGTGCTCTTGCGTGATATTGTTTAATTAATTTTTCAGCTGACTCTTTCATCAAACCTAGTTCAGCCATCAATTTATTTTTACCCATTCCATACATAAGACCTAAATTAATCGTCTTGGCTTGCTTCCTTTTTATGCCTGCCATATCGGCCACGACTTGATGGAAATCAGCGTCTCCGGCCTTGTATGCGTCTGCAATTTCGTGTACTCCTGGCAAATTCTGCAGTTTTGCGTAATGTACTAAGATTCTTGGTTCTTGTTGTGAGTAGTCAAATGACCCCCATTTACATTTTTCTTCGGGAATAAATATAGATCTAATCATTGGTCCTAGTTCTGGATGTCTTGCTGGAATCTGCTGTAGATTTGGATTACTCATTGAGAATCTTCCAGTAACTGTACCACCTTGATCCGATCTAATTTGATTTATATCTGCGTGTATTCTACCTTTATGTGCGTGTTTAGTAATTGAATCTATAAAAGTGCTATGAGCTTTATTTAATTCTCTTGCTTCTGCAATAGCTCTTCCTAATTCGTGTGGATGGTTTTGTAAAAAGTTTTTAGTAAAAGAAGGAGCTCCTGTTTTTTCTGTTCTATCATAAGGAAGTTTTAATTTATCAAAAGCTGTTGCAATAGATCTTGCTGCCATAATTTCTATGTTTATACCAGTAAGGTCTTTCATCTTTTTTAAAATTTTATTCTCTCTTTGGATTAAATCTTTTTTGATATTATCTGCTCTTTCTAAATCTACTCTTACTCCTTTAAATCTCATATCTACTAAACAAGGAAATAATTTTGTTTCTAATTTAAAGATATCCATTAATTCTTGGTCGTGTAATTCTCTGTGTAGTCTTTGCCAAAGTTTTAAAGTAGCTTCTGCGTCTCTCTCTGCATATTGTCCAACATACAGAGCTGGCAATCTCCACATATCTTTTTTTGCATCAAGACCATAATCTTTAGCCGCTTCTATTAAAATTTTTTCATCCTTCCCTAAACCAACATAATGTTTAGCAAGTGTATCTAATCTGTAAGATAATCTATTTTCATCAATTAAAGATGCTGCAATCATCGTATCTGCAATTTTCCCTTTAATATCAAGGCCATAGGACCTTAACCAACATACGTCATACATTGCATTATGAAAAATAAAGGTAGTATCTTCTTGACTAAATAAATTCTTTAACCATTTAAGAATTAAAGCTTTATCCATATTACCACCTTGTTCGTGTTGAATAGGATAATAACCAGACCATCCTTCAACTGCTACGGCTACTCCTGCAATATGTCCTCTACCAATGACATTTCCAGAGCCTAATTCTTTTAGGTCTGGGTCATAAGTTTCTAAATCAACTGCAATTTCTTTTGCACCTTTTAAATTTTTTATTTCCTCTGGCATTACCCACTCAGTTTCTGGAGTGAATAAAGGCGTTTGAATCGTTCTCACTTATAATCCCTTTCAATTATCATCTCTATAAAATGGATTGCCTTTAATAAATCCTCTTTTCCATTTTTATATGGATGACGACATATATATTTTATAGCGCACCCCTCTGGAAAAAGCAACTTATTCTCTACAACAAATTTACTTGGCTGAATGGAAAATTTCTGATAATGTTTTCCACCGATTTGTTTATTCCAAACTTTACTCATAATATATAAGCTCGATCAAAATCTTTTGGATCTAATACGTGCAATTCACGCTTCGCGCGCGTCGCTCCAGTGTAGAATAATCTATGTAATTCATCCGGGTCGTGACTAAACGTTTCCAACGCTGCGTTAGTTAGATCCTGCATAAGCAAGACTTTATCGGCTTCACCTCCTTTCGCACCGTGTATTGTTGACATTATAATACGAGGATTTTTATTTATCTTTTCTCCATTCGCCCTCATATTACGAATGTAATTTTCTGTAATAGTATCTAAACCTTCAAAGGCTTCATACCAAACTTTCTCTGTAGTTAAACCGTGTGTCTCTTGACATTGTTTTAAAGTATATTTCTCTTCAGATTGTAATGTTTTACCTTTTTTAAATCCTGGTAATACATTAGATCCTAAATATTCATAGATGTTTCTTATTTCTAAATGATTTAAATGAGCCCCTTTACGCCAAGCTTCCCAGTTATTTAAAGCTAATAATAATTTTAAAGGAACTGAATTGATTCCTCTATATTGATAATACCATCCTTGTATCTCACATAAATCTTTAGCATCATCTAAAAAATAATTGGCTGTCGATAAAATTAACCAATTCCCTTGAGACATATCTACCTGTGTTATGTCAGAGTATCTTTTTAATAATCCTACTTCACCTCTCGGTTTATATTCTTTATCAAATCTATTTTGTACTTTTCTAATTATCTTTTGTGATAACTCGTGAATAGGTCCACCAGGTATTCTATAAGACTGATCTAAAGTTTTAATATTATCTACTTCTTCTTTTAAAGCGATGAAGTGATCCACATCAGCACCAGCCCATTTAAATATAGCTTGGTCATCATCACCAGCAATATATGTTTTATTAGCATTAGACCATAAAACTCTAACCATTTCCCATTGAATTTTAGATAAGTCTTGTGCTTCATCTATAAATAAAACTTCAAACTTGGGTTGAATATCTTTTTCAATAAAGTCTTCTAAGAGATCCGTAAAATCTTTTAAACCTTTTTCTTTTTTAAATTTTTTTAATTCTTCTGCTAATAAATATAAAGTGCTTCTTTCAATATCTAATATGTTTTGTCTTGAATCATAATATTCTAAGAGATCCATACGTTTAACTCGTGCTGTATTTATTATGGTTAAGTATTCATTATCTGAATTAAAGGTTCCATCATCAGTAGAAAATTTTGCTGTCTTAATAGGTATTCCACATTTTTCTCCAAACTCTCTGTAATCTTCCGGCTGCATCATCTTCTCTTTAACCATTCCTAATTTATGAAATGCAAAAGAATGTAATGTTCTAAAGTTTTCTAAATCAGCTTCTTTATCTAAATTAAATTTATCCGCAGCTCTTGTTGCAGCTTCATTGGCTGCTTTCTTGGTAAAAGAAAAGTATCCAATTTGTTTAGGTCTTACTCCATCTTTAATAAATTCATCAACCAAATTTAATAAAGTAGTAGTCTTACCTGTCCCCGGTGGTCCTAATATTATTGTTTTCATTTGCTTCCTTAATTAATCTTTTTATATATTGTTCGTGACGTCTTGCTTTAACTTCTGGACGTTGACTATATTTATAGTCCCACCACTGTCCTTTTCTACTCTTTCTCCATTTTAATCGAGCCCTTCTCTTGCTTTCACAATCTGCATAAATTGCCATTAAAAATCCTCTTCTTGGTATTTAGTTTTAGAAATACTTGCTTCTATTTTTTTCATTGCTTTAATTTTAATTAATCTTGGTTGTTGATTTTTCACTCTAACTCTTTCTTCTTCAACAAATATATCTTCTAATCTTTTTAATAAATTTCCTGTCTTAACT